CATCAATAGCTGCCAATCAGAAAGGTTTAATCATTGTTAATGGTCAACTTGATGGGTTGAGTATTTTTCCAACGTCAACATGGGCGGATGGGGATGCGGTTTATTTAGGCGCAACCGCAGGAAGTGTTACGAATGTCAAACCAGTAGCACCAAACCATTTGGTGTATTTGGGATTCGTTACGACTGCGAGTAATGGCAGCGCAGGTCGTATGTATGTGCGTGTTCAAAATGGTTATGAGATGCAAGAACTCCACAACGTGAGCGCGGTATCTCCAAACAACAACGACATTTTAAAATACAATACAACTACTTCACTTTGGGAAACGAGTAATGCGTTAAGCACTAAGCAAGATACCATAACAGGCGCAGCGACTACAATAACAACTTCGAATCTTACTCCATCGCGTGTGGTGGTTTCCAATGGCGGTGGTAAATTAGATGTCGCGGTTACAACAACAACGGAAATCGGTTACGTGAATGGCGTTACTTCGAATATTCAAACTCAATTAGATTCCAAACTAACAACGAGCGCGTTTATTCAAAATAATGTACTCGCACAAGCGTTAGCAGGGGCAGCTTCACCAACAACAAGATACCACGCGGTAAGCGGTACGATTAGTTCGTTATCTACTCCGTTTCAAGTGCCGTTAGCGAATGCGTGTAATTTCTTGAATTTTTACTTTAGGATTTATTCAGCACAACCAGCAACGGGATCACTTGTCGTAACACTCCAAAAAAATGCTGTTGATACATCATTGGCTATTACCATAGCTGCAGGAAGTGCGATTGGAAATTACAACAATACGACTACGGTTGCATTTGCTGTTAATGACACTTGGCAAATTAAGATAGTTCAAAATGCCACCAGTGGATCAACGAGCATGGGCGGTTATTCTTTTAAAATAAATGGTATATAATGGAATATAAATTAGAAGATTTGGGAGATGTTATGAGGTTATCAATACCAACGGCAACATCATGGGGTATTATTTGCTTCGCTTGGGAAAAGTCAAACGTTGAATTTACTTCCGCGTTAGATAGTCAAGGTATAGATGTACTCGTTAACTTATTAGTGAGCGATCCAAACACAGCTTATCAATTATTTGTCAATGGCTAACACTCCACTCAATGACATAATGAATCGATTTGGTGCTGCGGTAGTAGAACGTGCCATGCTGAATCTTGGAGTGTATAGAACGGTTAAAGGAAAGAAACGCAGGGCGGTGGCGAGTGATACATTAAGAACATCACTTGCTTATTATTACAATGGTAAAAGTTCAAAGATTGAATTCTTCGCAAAAGGTAAAGCGGCTAATTATGCAAGTGTTGTAGAGTTCGGAAGGCGTAAAGGTGCGAAGATGCCACCAATAGAAGCGATTGTACAATGGATGAAAATTAAACCCATCCGTGTACGTGATGACAAGGGAAAGATTGTAAAACAAACGCCATCGGTAGTACGCAACGCAGCGTATAACATAGCCAAAGGAATTTCATTTAGAGGTATTCCACCGTTGTTTTATTGGCGTGATGCGGTTAACGATGTGATAGTAGAGTTCCAACCCGAATTCGAATTGGCACTTGAAAAAGAAATTAATTTAATAATTGAAGATAGCTTACAAAAGAAAATAAAAGTGTAATGGCATATACAACTGCAATAACAGGTTTAACAGCGCAAGGTAATAGCGCGTTTAGTGGTTTAATCTATTCGAATAATGATGTTTCGTTTACGATGACATCGAGCGAGTACGCGCAACCCAACTTTAAATACATCGTGTTAATTACCGACAATAACGCGGCATTAGATTATAAATTTTACATAAGTCAAAACGCGGTTAATAGCGGTGTATTTAACGCTAAAACAATCTTCAATCAGTTAGTGAAAAACGATATTGTTTATTCGGGTACTGATAACGTAATTCTTCAAACATCAACGCCTACATTAACGACTTCAAACAACGTGAACACGTTCACCGTTAAATTATATGAAGGTTACGATGTTGCAGGTGTATTTACCGAAGATGATAGCGTAGCGGTGTACTACGATTTAATGTGTGTCTATGGAAGTGGTAAACAGAACTTTATTGTGATGGGTACTAACGACACGAAACCACTTGCATTAAGTCAATGTTATGATGATGAAATCGGATTCAATAAAGAAACGTTAGCGCATCGATTAAACTTGCCATCATTGTTACAATCGGAGATTATTAATTGGCAATACCTTTCAAGGTCAAACATTACAAGCGTTATTGATAGCGCGTATAAGGTGGACACATGGATAGCAGATGATAATTTATATGTGAACGCTGGTTATCCATATAATGACATTGACCATTTTACTTTTGATTTATACGATGACAATCAAACGTTATTAGATTCTTTTGATATTCCGATGTCGTTTGGTTCGGGTTCGTTATTGATGTTACCAACAGGTTTAAAGAATTTAATTAATGGCGGTTACACGGATGCGATTACAGCAGGGAATACCGCTTTTTACGTTTACGCAGGTTATAATTCAAGTGACGAACAAGTTACTGCGAAGTATGGTTACTATCTTGTTAATGATTGTAAGTATAATCCAGTTCACGTGTATTGGCTCAATCAAATGGGTGGATGGGATAGTTACTCGTTTATCAAAAAGAACGAGAGAAATATTGAGGTTGAGAAAAAAAGATACAAGGCATATCAAGGTGACTTCAATACAGCTACATCAACCGGACCTTATGAAACAAAAAATTACACTCGTGAGTTAACCGAGCGCGAACCAATAGTAAACACGTTCATTAATTTAACGAGTGATTGGTTATGCGAATCCGAATTTAAATTTATGCGCGATTTATTCATGAGTAAAAGCGTATGGATGGTGGATGACAATGTGGATGGTTATTCAATCGTTCCCGTTATTGTTCAAGACAATAATTATTTAATGAAGCGCGAGCGCAATTCACGTAAGTACAACCAAACATTACGCCTACAAATTGCCAACAGCAATGAAACGTTAAACATTACAGCGAGTGAATACCCCATTCCATCGCCTACACCTTGCGAATATTACACTACATTCACGAAAGTTGGTGGTAATAACTCGTTAACCATTGGTTCGAATTATGGTAATGCGTGTAATGTGGTCGTTACTAACGCAACGAGAGGAAGTAATATAACGGTTCAAGTCAATGGTACAGGTGGAATAGTTCCAACGGTAGGCGATACGTATTACGTGCGCATTGATTATACTACTAATTGTCCAACACCTGTTACCCGTTTAGGATTTATCCAACTTGGTGCGGTATTAGGTGGTGGAACGCAAACTTCGTTTGATATGCAAAGTAATGGAACGCCAATTATCGCAACGGGTATTTGGGGAACGGGAGATACTTTTTATATGAAGCTACCCGTATGGAGTGGAGGTACTACATACAGCGGAAATATTTACGTAACTATTGGATTTGGTAACGACTGCGCATAACTATGGAAACAGCATTAATAATTTACACGCAAGATGGAAATGTTCCATATGTTGCAGACCTTTACGAAAATGAAACAATCGCACTTCAGTATTCGTTCAATGACATTAAAGATTTAAAACCTTCGGGTACTTACTCGAGAACGTTTCGAATTCCAGCGACTAACAACAACGCGCAGATATTTGGGTTCATTGAACAAAACACATTTCAGTTTTCTAACTTCAATCCGAAGCGAAAGTTAAACGCAATTATAACCGTTGATACTTTACCCGTGATGGAAGGCAGCATTCAATTTAAAGCTGCGTACACATCAAATGGGGTGGTGAGTGAATACGAAATTGTTTTCTTCGGAAACGTTATCGACTTCTTCAAAAATATTGGAGATGCGGATTTTAAAAACTACATTGGTGCGCAGTTACAAAATGATTATTCTTTTGTTGTTAATTACACGAATGTAACCGATGTCATTGCTGAAATTATCGGAGATAGAAATATTCAATTCACGATAACCGATAGAGGTAATAATTGGGTAGGCAGTTCCAATAGTGATAATACACGTTCAATTTATGCATATCCAACATACAACCTAAACAACCCATCACAATGGCAAGACCAAATTGATCAAATAATTAAAGTTGGTGAATTGACTTTAATGGTCAAGGCGCGTTACATCTTCGATAAGATAATTGAGTTAAGTGGGTTTAGTGTTAATGATGTCGCGAGTGATACGTTATTAGACGAACTTAATCGTTTGTATGTAGTATGGACAAGCGAAGCGAATATTACTCAACAGGTTGGAAATCCCGAAGCTGCGAAATTTGTTTTACGTGATGGTATCGATGGCGATACATTTACAGGTTCATCATTTACTTCATTGACATTGGGCAATGGTGCGGTGATTTATCAATATCCAATACCCAATTTAACGGAAGTAGTTGATCCAAATAACTACGTTGTAAGCAATGTGTTTACCGCTCCATTCAATGGGCGTTATACGATTAAATCGGTAATTAATATCGAACAACCTTCATCGATTAGTCATGGTTTACAATTAGGTTTATTGATAACTGATTTAAATGGCGATAAACGACTTTCAATAAATCAAACATCAAACACAATATTTTTAAATGTTGATCCAGCATCTACGTTCCCATTACAACAAACTGCATATACCGGAATTGGTCAAACATTTGACACGGATGTTTATCTAAATGCAGGTGAAACAGTACAACCAATTCTTTGGTCGGGTAGTGATATTGTAAACATGAGTGAAACATTAACGTTTCGCGATGCATCAACAGAAACTACTTATCCAAATAATTTGAACTCATCTTTCTTTTGTGATTATGTGAGTAAGCCATTGATGGGCAATGAAATTGATTTTTCAGCGAATGCACCCGTGATGAAATGCACGGAGTTTATGAGTTCAATTTTTAAAATGTTCAACTTGGTAGTTGTCCCCGATGCGTTCAATGCCAAACTACTTTCGTTTATTCCAATACAAGAATATTTAGCGAGTGGAACTCAAAAGGATTGGAGTAATATTTTAGACATTAGTAAAGATATTGTTTTAACGTCAACAAGCGATTACCAAGCGCAAGTCAATAGATGGACTTACAAAGAATCAACAGACTATTTAAACAACATTTATAACACGCAAGGTAATCGCGTTTATGGTAGGTTGGAATTGTTAGATCCCGAAAATGATTTTGCAACAAATCAACAAGAAATTAAATTGGAATTTGGAAGTACGCCACTTGCGTTGATTCAAGGAACGGAATTCCCAATACCGAAATTCATTAATGATCAATCCGAATATGTTACACCCACGCCACGAATTTTAAGATTAACAGATAATCCGATTTTAGTAAATGTATGGGATGAAGAAAGCGGTGCGGTTGTAACTGATTATTTGATTAATATGTTTAGTCATTATTCGCAGTTGATACCATCATTAGATTCATACGATTATAATTTTGGACAAGAGAGTCCATTACAACCAGTCGAAGCGATACCATACCAAACACTTTACCAACGTTTTTGGAACGATTATATCGCGAATATTTATGCACCTGACGCAAGAATAATGGAAGCATTTTTTGCGCTCGAATTTGCGGACATTTATAACTTCAAATACAACGATCAAATATTTATTAAAGATTCTTATTGGCGTATTCTTGAAATAAGCGACTACGTTGTCGGTATGCAAGAAAGCGTGAAGGTCAAATTGATGAAGTTAATTAGTGTTGAACCTGATTGTTTGCTAACTCCATCCGCTATTGATGCAAATGGTGAAGTGATTTTTTACGATAGCGAAGGTAATCCAGCTTCATCAACTGAAATTTGTTGTACTAATTATGGTTATACATGGGATGGAATCAGCAAATGCTTCGCGTTTCAACGTGATAGTGATGGGCAAAAGAAATCATTGACAAATGATAAAGTAGAACTAACGAAAGACGTTACTATAAACACGGATAAGTTATTGCAATTACCAAACAATTCCGTTGATTTCAATAATATGCATTCCATCGTAGGTGGTATGAATAACTTTTTAGGCGCGAATAATGATGGTAGCTTAGTCAATGGAAATCGGAATTTCATTAACGCGGATTTAGGTTCGGTTAATGTGATGGGCAGTAATGCAACCGTTATTAATAAAGGTTTAACCATTGGCGGTAATGGTAGTTACAGCGGTGAAATTCAAACGGGAATTGTTCATGCGTGGGGAAGTGGTAACTTTACTAATAACACTACCTACATTGATTTAAAAATTGAAGGTGCGGATAACTACAATATCCCAACTAATACGAATTGGATTCTAAAGATTCTTTTGAGCGGTATGCAATACGGATTAAGCGGAATGGATGGAATCATTACAGGCGAGTATAACATTCATGTTGTCAATCGTAACACAACCGTTCTATTTATTAACGCAACTACCATTGATGAGACCTTTGATAACTTAACAGGATATCTCGTTTGGGATTTAGTTATAAGTGGTGAAACATTTTACCCACGTGTTAAATTAGTAGGCAGCGCATCGTATCCCGAAAACGATATTAAGTTAAGCGCATTAACAACATTTACCCAATACCATTATGAATAACCCACAAATGACATTTAAAAACGTGCAGCAATTAATCCAATTAGGTTATGGATCAAAGCTGCCATCGAATAAAAATAATATGCCCAACTGGCTAACTATTTTAATTAATTTGAGCATAACCGCTACATTGATTATGGGAACTATTTACTTAATCTCTTTATTCTAATGGCAACACAAACGACAGTTATTGAAGTCGATATACAAGGCACGGCGAAAGTCGAATCGATGCGTACACAGATGCGCAAGTTACGTGAGGAATTAGCGACATTACCCGAAGGCACGGCGGAATTCACACGAGTTCAAAAACAACTTGGAGAATTAAAGGATAAGATGGACGACTTAGGTAAGTCGGTCAACACGATGAGCGGTGAACCATTGGAGCGTTTGAATAACTCCTTTGGTATGATTGGCTCGTCTATTTTGTCGTTGGATTTTGGAGCAGCGCAAACAGGTATACAAGGTATTTCATCTGCAATCAAAGATTTCAAATTTGGGGATTTATCGAAAGCTGCCAAAGGTTTCGGGGGAACTATGTTAGACTTAGGTAAGTCGTTAATGATGAACCCAATTTTCGCCATTGCTGGCATATTGCTTTTAATCATTACAAATTTTGAAAAACTAACAAAGGCAGGTGGATTAGTTGGAAAGGTTTTCGGGTTTATTGGTGATCAAATCGCCATCGTTAAAAATGCTGTTGTTGACTTTTTGAATTGGACTGGTATAATAGATACACAAGCCGAAGAACGCGCAGAAGCACAGAAGAAACGCAACGAAGAAATGATTGCGGATTTACAAAAGGCAAATGATGCAGTTGGTAAAATGCGCGATGATTTAGCTCGTTCCAATATGAGCGAACGCGAAAAGGAATTGGCGGATATTAAAAAATGGTACGATGAACAATTATGGTTAGCGCGTGGCAATGCAGATACACAAGCGGAGGTAACTAAATTAGCAAGGGAAAAACAAGCGCAGATTAATGATAAATACGATCAACAAGATTCAGATAAAGCAAAAGCAAGAAGGGAAAAAAATAAAGCGGAAAATGAAAAGGATGCACAAGAAGCTGAGAGAAAAAGAAAAGAAGAATATGATAAAGCTGTAAAGCAACAACAGTTACTCGATGATATTAAACGTGAAGCAGCAAATGAAGAAGAAGCATTAGCGCAAGAAATTCAAAACATTAAGCAAGGTGTACAAGCTACTGAACTTCAAAATGTGCAAGATGAATACTTTGAAAAAATTGAACTTGCCAAAAAATATGGTTTAGATTTTACCGCATTAGAAGAAGAATTAAAAACCAAACAAGCGGAAATAAATGCTAAGTATAGAAAAACGGAAGAAGCTGCAATACAAGAAGAAGTAAAACTAACCAAGTTAACACAAGATCAAAAATATGAAATCTATAAAGCCACTATTGATGGTATAATGGGTTTAAATGATTTACTTACTACAACTGGAATATTAAACGCGGAACAATCTTTTAAAGTTAGTAAGGCATTATCATTAGCACAAGCGACAATAAGTGCAATCGAGGGAACTCAAAACGCATTTAAAAGTGCGCAAGATTCACCTATAACTTCAATTTTTCCAGCTTATCCATTTATTATGGCAGGAAGTGCAGCGGCAGTAGGTGCGGCAAACATCGCAAAAATAGCAGCAACGAAATTCAATGCCAATGGTTCAAGTGGTGGGGGTGGTAATCTTAAACCATCTGGTGGAATGGGTGCAGGTGGCATGGGTGGAGGTTCAACAAATGCACCTGCGTTAGACCTTTCTTTTATCAATAACCAAACAAATCAACCCCAACCGCTACAAACATACGTACTCGCTACCAACGTAAGTAGCGCACAAGAAGCACAGCAAAAAATAAAAGACCAATCTAAAATAATAAAATAATGAGCGAAGTAAAAGTAGTAGAATACACCATTGATGACAGCGGATATCTTGGTGTTAATTGTATTTCATTAGTTGACCAACCTGCAATCGAAATAGATTTCGTAGCATTGAAATCCGAACCAAAGAAAATCACACAAGCCGCAATCGATGAAGGCGATAGACAAATGCTTTACGGTGCGGTTATGTTACCCGAGCAACTTATTTACCGAGTTGATGGAATGGGTGGAGAATACTACGCTAAATACAGCGCAGAAACTATCTCTAAAATCTCGCAAGAATATCTAAAAAGAAACATGCATCACAATTCAAATTTACAACACGAGATACCCATTACAGGTTGTACGGTTGTAGAGTCATGGATTAAAGAAGGTGAACACGATAAGAGTCAAAACTTCGGTTTCAATTTTCCAGATGGTACTTGGTGCATTGGCATGAAGATAGACAATGAAGAAGTTTGGAATGCGGTTAAACAAGGCGATGTGAAAGGGTTTTCTTTAGAAGGATTCTTTACCGAGTTGAGCGATGAATATTTAGCCGAGCAAGAAATCGAAAAAATAATGCGCGAGTTGACCAATGAGTTAAACGCTTAAAAGATATCTCTCTATAAACAAAAAGTCCCCTCCGTTGAGGGGATTTTCTGTTAAAGGAAATTGAATCAAAACTACAACCTATAAAAACTAACGAAACAAATTTAATGTATTTGCTACATATAATTGAGAAAATTAAATTAACAATGAATAAAGTAACTGAAATTGTGAGTAAGTACGCAGACCGCCTAAAGGCATTCGGTATTAAACTGAGTGCAGAAGGTGAGATTGAAAGTGCTGCTCCTGTAAAGATGGCTGTTGCCATTTTAAAAGATGGAACTGAAGTAAGTTCACCCGATGAAATGATTGCCGTTGGTAGTCCGTTGTTCGTTATGGATGCAGAGGGAAATGAAATCCCTGCACCTGACGGAAAGCACGAAACTGCCGAAGGTAAATTTATCGTAACCGTTGGCGGTGTTGTAACTGAAATCCTTGAACCCGAAATGGAATCAGAGGTTGTTGAAGAAGAACAAGCCGCTGCATTTGATGGAGTTAGTAAAGAAGAATTCGAAGCTACGATTAGCGCATTGATTGAGCAGTTCGAAAGCCGCATCAATTCCTTGACTGCTGAAAAAACTGAACTATCTGCGCAGGTGGAAAAGTTGAGCAAACAACCAGCAACCAACAGCGTAAAGAAGTCGAGTGTTAGCGTGAACGCTGCACCGATCAACTTAGCTAAGATGGATTCTAAGAATAGAATTTTCGCAATTATAAACAAATACAAATAATTAAATAAAAAAGAAAAACAATGGCTGATTCATTATCCATTAACAGTTCAACCTACGCAGGTGAATTGGCGTTACCGTATATCAACGCAGCTATCTTGTCTGGAGACACTTTAGCAAAAGGATACGTTACTCTTAAAGAGGGTGTAAAATACAAAGCTGTATTAAAGAAGTTGTCTAATGCTGCTTCTTTGGTTCAAGCTGCTTCATGCGATTTCTCACAAGCTGGAGATTTGCAATTAGACGAGTCAGTTTTGGAAGTTAAAGATTTGAAAGTAAACTTGGAACTTTGCAAAAAAGAATTTGCTCGTGATTGGGAAGCCGCTCAAACAGGTCGCGGATTTATTAACGACGTTGTTCCTGCTAATTTCTCTGATTTCTTGATTGGTTATGCCGCTGCAAAAGTTGCTGAAAACATTGAATTTACAATTTGGCAAGGTACTAATGGTGCTGGAACTTATCCTGCATTTGATGGTTTTGAAGAAATCATTGATGTGAATTCTACTTACTATCGTGCTGCATGGTCAGCTGGTACTGGAACCATGACGGTTGCAACAATTATCGAAAACTTAAACCAAGTAATCGACAATTTGCCAACTGCATTGATTGGTTCACCTGAAACTAAATTATACATGAATCGCCAGTCTGCGCAGTTCTATCGCCAAGCGGTAGCTGCCGAAGGTTATTTGCAACAATTCCAAGCGTCTGCTGATTTCAACTTGCAATTCAACGGATATGATATTTATGTTTGTCCTGGTATCAGCAACGGAACTGTGATCGCTGCACAACCTTCAAATATGTTCGTTGGTGTTGATGCTAACTCTGATTTCGCTGAGGTGAAAGTTGTAGATATGTCTTTGACTGACGCATCTGATAACGTACGCATGGCAATGAGATTCCGCGTAGGAACTCAGGTCGGTGTATTGGGTGATGTTGTTTATTGTTACAACGACTAATTAAATAACCACATATAAAAGGGGGAGTGGTTAACGCTGCTCCCCTATTTATTAAATAAAAAAAAATATAATAATATGGCTACTTGTGAATTAAGTGCTGGATTTGGACTTCAATGTAAAGATGGGATTGGTGGTATTAAAGCTATCTTCATCCAACAACACGAAGATTTTTTAACAGGTGTAACAGCGGATGCAAGTTCCGAAGAAATTGATGGATTGCCTACGAAAACAATTTATCAGTACACACTCCCAAAACACACAGGAATGTTTACCGAAGAAGTTGCTTCTAACGTTGAGAATGGAACTATATTCTATACTCAAACCGTTACAGCTACATTCCACAAATTGAGCGCACCAAGAAGAAAGCAATTAGAATTAGTTGCTAAAAATCGTTTGGTTGTATTCGTTCAAGATAACAATGACAATATTTGGATGGTTGGACGTATCGATGGCGCGGAAGTAACCGCAGCATCAACAGCAACTGGAACTGCAAAGGGTGATTTAAATGGTTACACCATTACGTTCACCGCAGAAGAAGCACACAAAGCGTATCGTTTGGAATCATTTACAAGTATTCCATTTGATAACTTTGGTGGTATTACTGTTGTAGCTCCAACAATTTAATCTAATTGCAGTGAATTACCTGCAATCAAATACGGCATCTCAAACCCTTCTCCTTTCTTTAAAGGAGGGGGTTTTACTTTTTTCAACAACCTATACCGATTATTTATTGGTATTGCAAAATGAATTAACTTCGGAATTATTATACGTTATTCCAACCATTATTAATGAGAACGAAAGGATTACGACTTTGGGTATTAGTACGAATGCTGATGATCCAACTAACGCATCGATTCTTATCGCTCATGGTGGTCGTTGGAGTTATATTGTTTACGGTCAAAATTCAAATACTAACCTTGATCCTACTTCTAATGATGTGGTCGGTGAGATTCAAAGAGGTTTTATCCAATTCAGTTCGCTCATTAATTACTACGATCAACCCACGTTAACAATTCCATCTGATATTGAATATAACAATGCCTAATATAGTAGATGACATAAAACAAAAGTTTGGAGCAACTCAATTAGAGCTGTCCAAATATGTAAAAATTCAACCGATTGAGCGTGAAGATAGGAAGGGATTTGTAACGTTTGGAGAGGGCAATATGTTTCCTCAATATCTAATCGAGTTGTATAACGAAAGTCCTGTTCATGGTAGCGTTGTAAATTCGATTTCTTTCATGATTGCAGGAACTGAATTTGTTTCCAATAATCCACAGGCGACAAATGAGATTAAGCGATTGAATTTAGATAGCATCTTGCATACAACAGCGTTAGATTTAAAATTGCATGGTGGTTTTTATTGGGAAGTTATTTGGTCAATGGATAGAAAAACCATTGCACAAGTTAACCATTTACCTTTTGAGAATTGTCGATTGGCATGTTCCGATGATAATGATGATATCACGGGTATTTATTACTCGCGTGATTGGAACGACACTCGAAAAAAGAAAAATACGCCCTCGTATATTCCGATGTTCAACACGGATTATAAAGACGAATGTCCTAAACAAGTGTTATTCGTTCATTCGATTGTTCCAGGAAGTGAATACTACCCAAAACCCGACTACATAAGCGCGATAAACAATATCGAATTAACGCGACAAATAAGCGAGTACCAAGTTAACATCATTTTAAATGGATTTTTCCCTTCATTAATTGCTTCATTTAACAATGGAATTCCATCGTTGGAAGAACAACGTATGATTAAAAATCAATTACAGCAATCCATTCAAGGTGCTGAAAATGCTGGTAAGGTTTTGACATTTTTTAATGAAGAAAGAGATCGAGGTGTTGAGTTTACTTCGTTCCCTGTGGGCGACATGGATAAGCAGTTTGAAACGTTGGTTAGCCAAGCTGTTGAATCTATATTGGTGGCGCATCGCGTTACAAGTCCTTTGTTATTTGGTATTCGTGATGGTGGTGGATTGGGAAGTAATACCGATGAAATGAAAACTGCGATGCATATTTTCATGAAGCAAGTCATTGAGCCATTTCAACGTATGATTACTACGAGCGTTGAATATTTGTTGGATAGTGAAGGTATTACAAGCGATGTTTCAATAGTTCAAAATGATTTATTCATTGATGCTGCGCCAACAACAGACGCAACTTCATCCACTCCAACCGATGTGGCGAGCCAAGCGTTAAATGGTGCGCAAATTTCATCATTACTCGAAATCATTACTCAAACAACTGCGAATGTTTTAACGCCTACGAGTGCGAAGGCAATAACAAAAGCAGCGTTTCCAACAATGACAGACGCGCAAATAAATATAATTTTTGATAATCTTTCAAATGTTGTTTTA